CCCCTGGCAGAGTCGAACTCACCATACGACACGTGTAATGTGCCGGTTACCACCGGGAAGGGGCGAGATGTTCAGAGATGTTGTTTCTGTTATATAACCTCCCACTCAATAGTGGGCAAGCCTTCAGTCATGTTCTCGACCACTGTGTGAGATAGCATCTTCGCTTCAAGCGAGACTGACAGGGAGTCAAACTCGCCGAAGGGTGCAGTCTGGTGCCACACATGGATTTTCAGGTTGATGGTAGGTCCAATACCAGCAACCTGAAGTATACCGAATATTACATAGGTCAGCCTCCTTTGGTAGGGCGACACAGACGCTATGAAGGAGTAGAGTTGGAAGGCATTCTTCAGAACTGAACTCACATCAATGGTGTAGTCGCCCACAGCCTTCGAGAAGGAGGTGGAGGAGTCGAAATAACAATCGACGAGTAGGCAGACGCGGCTCTTGGGTGTGAAATACTTAAGAACCGTGGCCGCCTGGAATCCGAACTCGAAATTGGCAACAAAGCCAATGTCTGGGTCCAACTGGATGGTATCGGGGCACGAACCCCGGAACTCAATGGCGTCCTTGGCCAATGTTGAGTTCCTGGAAAACTGGTCCGCGCCAATCACAATATCCTTCCCTTTGGGGAGCACGAACTCGCGATCTGTCGAGACCGAGAATATATCGGCTTGGTTGAGGCCTGAGATCCTGGTGTAGGCGTCGCCGTCGGGCCGATTCAGTCGGTAGACCTGTGCGGAGGAGAATTTGAACACCACATCCACAAAGGCCACCTCGGCCACAACAGTGGGAGGCAGTGATTGCTAGGGCACGACCGTGCCGGTCATTTCAACGTCGTATTGGCACCACAGCTCGCCAACGACGACGTCAGCGCTGGAGGCTGTGATGTCGATGGACACGACTATGTTGCCGGGACCGGCATCGTCGGCGTCGGCACCATTGATGTAGAATCTTCTCGATTGGAGAAGCTTCTTGGGAACTCTCAATGGAGCTCGTTCGCTGTCCATCCAGGCTGCGTGAGTGAGCACTGGGGTTAGCGAACAAACTTTGGTCCTGTCGGCATCTGTGCCGACTTTGGAGGACCAGTCTATGCCGTAGGCAATCAGTCCACCAAAGGTGGTTGCAACCGCGGGCTTGTAAAAGATGGTCAAGCTGTGCCAAACCGTTCTCTCAAAGGATTTGGCGATTCCTTTGAGAAGCGAGAAGGAGGAGGGCTGTATGGCGATGGTCTTGACGAGGTGGGTGCTATTCTTGGAGATAGTGAGAGAGGTCAGCATCTCGTGACGCTTGAGTCTCGTCGAGCCCTCCATCGCCGAGCGCTGAATCCCACCAGATACGCCGGAGGGTATTCCGGACCGGGGGCGGCGCCGGCGGCGCCTCTTTGTGCCAGTAACGGTGACGGCCGACATTTTCTTTGCCAGGGCCATCACCGTCGCCGCTTGCATAGCCGCTGGAGTTGCTGGTTTCGCTCTTGTTCTTCGTCGGCGCACCATTTTCTAATTGTCTAAGTTCGGCTAGTCTTCTTTTCTTACGCTCTCTGATTTTCTGATTCTTTGTAAGAGGTCGTTCTATATTGGTCTTCTCTTTTCGTGGCGGTTTGGCAGATTGCGGTTTTTGGTGGGGGGGCCGTTTGGGGACGGCTGGCCCTGCGGAGTTGGTGTCGGGGATCCGCTCCCTCGCTGTCCGCCTCCGTTCTGGATGGAGACTCGAGCCGACCGCCTCTAGAATGACGGTGGCAGGGTCCACCACACCAAGATTGCATAGCGCTAGATACGCCAGTTTGATTTGGAGGATGTTGTAATGTTCGGACAGTTCCTGAAGATCTCGCGGCAGGGAGGTCAATGGGATGTCCGGTTGTCCGAGCGGAGCTATCTCAGGAGCGGCAAGCGGTTCGGCAGCCGCATAGCCGGCCTGGGTGTCCAGATCGGGGCCGGTGTCCCAGTCCTCCCAGGGTCCGTTGGGGTCCGGATTGGGATTCGGATTGGGGACCCAAAGCGCCGGGTAGGGCTTCGGATCCGGATTGGTCTTGTTGGCGAGATCGGGACCCGTCTCAATTTCGTAACCATTGGCAAGATACACTGCCCACGCAATGCTCTGCCTAGCGAGTTTGACGGTGGGGCACTCGCAAATCGCAGCATCGATCCACTCAAGGCCGTCCTTCGACACCTCAAGCCTTTCGGCGAGGTGCTTTGCATCATTTAGAATCGGCCGCCATCTGAGGTGACTAAAGTGTTTCCGAATGGCGGCTGTGAATTGGTCCAGCATGTCGTTGTCGTCTTTGTATTTGTAAAGTGGAACCCCGTACAGCTCTCTGAGATTGATGGTGACGAGTTGGGGCTTAAAGGTGATGGGGGGGCCGCCCCGTCGCTTCCTGTTGAAGGCGGCCATGGAGGCTCTGGGGGGAAGCGATCGAATGCGGCTCTCGTCTGAGCGCTGTTTTGTGGCGGCGGTGGGGAAAGGTGTGGCGATCGGATTGAGAGATATAATGTCGCCGTCATCCGTCCCCGTAAGATAAAGGCCGCCATTGAGGGCTTCATCGTAAACCCTGCGGGGTTCGGCAGAGGCGTACGCAGCCGCATCTGCGACCGTGCACGCCCCGCCGCGCCTGGTGACAATCTTTCTAATGAGCATGAAGAGGGTGGGTAGCCGTTTTGGGGGGGTCGCATCGGAGCCCACCACAACGGTTTTCGAGCCTTTGGGTGGGTTCTTTGGCACATTCACGGCTGTTGATTTGCCTGTGGTGCCAATGGCGACCTCCATTATGGGATCGATGGGTCGCGGCGCGGGTGAGGGAGCACGTACTATGGCCCCGCGCTCAACCGCGACTCGCTCAAACTTGAACTTAGCAGCCTCTCTCAGCCGCTCCATCTCAGCATGAACATTGGAAATGTTGGGATAGAACTGATGCATGGGAGGCTGCTTTTCGTCGGTCGAATACAGACTAAGGCAGAAGGAGAGGTCTGGGAACCCTGAGCTGTCGGGGAAGGAGAACTCAGGGAGGGACACATGGTCGGGTGGAAGACCATTCTCAACTTGTGGAATCAACGCTATTGCGGTTGGATCTATCTGGTTTGCCAGATTGTAGAGAGCGGCGCGAACATCAGGCTGGGTGAAACAGTGTGTCACCATGAGTCCGCGCGCTCGATCATACAGGGTGCGATTGGATGCCGTCAGCGAGGGGCGGGGACCGGTTGCGTCTTCTCTTGGTGTCATCAGTTGGGAGACGCACTCATCCCTGGGTAGATGGGGGCAGAGTATGAACTCTCCTTCGTTCCTCTCAAAGACGATGGTCTGCAAGCCTAGGAACTTCGTCGTGGTGAGAAGAAGCCCATGTTGAAACTCATCTGGGGTTGGAAGTCTTTGGGGGGAGAAAGTGCCTGGTTTCAGCTCGAGCCCGTGCTTGGCCATGAAGCGCCTGGCCATGTCTGGGTCAAGCGCATCAGAGCCCGTATTGGCGCAGTGTTCGAGATAGAGATCCCAGGCAGTGGCACACTTCACAGTATTAATAAGTGTGGTCCCGGGAACACCGGAGAGCATCCCTGCGTCGGGATTCTTCTTCGTGTAGGCTTTGGAGCCCTCGCACATAAGTATTGGATCTATGGCGAAGAACTCCCACAGTGAGAAGAGCGGACCCCAGAAGTTGACGTCAGCTCCTGGCGCATCTCTAATCAGGTGAGACAGAATCCACCGGAAGATATATTTGATGTCCTCGCGGTGGATGCTGCCGTCCATTTGGCGGAAGTCTGGGGCAACAAGAAAGATGTCGCTGCCTCGTTTTATAGATATCAAGGCATCGTCGCCGTATGCTATCACTTGACCTCTGGTGTTGGCCGTCATGGCCCAGTCATACCGGCGGCGCATGCCGCCGTGGGCGTTGGAGTGCCCATATGCGTTGGCTGACTTGATCTCATCAAAGGTGGGATGGGTGGCGGAGAAGCCCTGACTCACGAGGGAGAATAGCAGACGCCAATGTGCTGGAAGACAGCAATAAGGTCGTGTCTTGTCCATAAGTTCATTGACGTCGTAGCGATCGGTCTTGTTCTTGAGCTCTGATATAAAGAACTCGACATCATCTTCCATGGCATCATGAATGGGTTTTGAATTCTTAATTATTTCAATTGCCGCGGGCAGACCAGTTGATAGGACCATGTCTGCACACAGGTGAAGAGGACGATGATAGGGTGCGCCAGCGGAGGATTTGAAGTTGATCTTGATACCGTCCATGATGCCGTCAATGAGGTCGGTGTGAACTCCGGGCCAATTGGTGTTTGGTTTACGTGGCATAAGCGTGTCCAGATAGGCGTTGACATATTTAGCTGTGGGATTCTTACCCAACCCGCGGACTTCTCTAAACATCTTTGCCAGAGACACTGCCTTTCTGCCCAATTGTTTGGCAACGCGTTTTTGGAAGCCTGCACGAGTTCCTGAGGTGTATATATGGGTGGTGTTGCAAACGTCCCTCCCCAGTATCTCGGCAAGGTAGGACACCCCCTCCATCGGCCTGGGTTGGGACCCAAACGACTTGGAGAGGTGAACGCGGCCTTGTTTAGAGTTCGTGCCGGCCGGGTGGATGGGTCGGCCATCGAAGTCTAACTTGCGGGAGATTGGTATCTCTTCGGCATACAGGTCAAGAGTGGGGAACTCAAGTGGTGCCTTGGAATCTGGGGGTACAGCCACTCGTGTCTCCTTGTACTCTTTTAAGATCTCCTGCACTTGTTCTGGCGGGAGACGCGGGACGTCAACCTCCAGAAGGTGTCTAGCTTGAGTTGAAAGGCGGTCTCTCAAAAGAGAGAAGTCCTGCCGGGTCATTCGTGCTTGACGATCGAGAATATTAGACATGGTCGTGAGCGTGTTGGGGATTATTGGATTGCTTGCGTCCATGTTTAAAAGATTCTATGATTGTTTGAGCGAAAGAGAGGGTTAAGGAA